TCTGAACCAGAACCCAATACCTCTTCATCTGTATTGTTTGCATTGATCAAGTTATTATTGTTGTTGTCAACATCATAAAACTTCATCTTTGACTTGTTAACACCAACCAAAAACTTACGGTTCTTGGTGAGATCGTTGCCACGATTCTTCAATTGCTTGACCATAATTTGACCAGCCTCAGCAAGTTCTTCATTTTCAATAAGAGCAAAGAAGAAATCTGCTGTCTGAGGCAAACCAAAACTTTCAGATGTATCAGTCATCTCCATGTCGCTGCTCTTTGCACCTTCACGGTTAACTTGCGTAGCAGTCCATAGAGGAATGTTGTATTGCTTTGCCAAACCACGAAGTTCTTCTGCAATGCCTTTTACATATGTGTAACTATTCATACCATTGCCCATCTTAAATCTTGCACAGGCACAAATATTCAAATAGTCAACAAAGATTACATCAGGAGTAAACTTCTTCTTGATCTTAAGTTCTTCAAGAAGATTACGGAAGTGTGTTACGTTCGCAGCAGCCGTAGGATATTCCTTGATGATAAGTTTGCCACGGCAAGTCTTCTTTAGATTTTCAATCTTTGCGTCATACTGTGTATGTGGCATTTGTTCCAAAGTATGAATATCAATATCAAGGAGATTTGCATCAATTCGTTTGGCAATCTCTTCTTCTGCCATCTCAAGAGTGACATAAAGAACATTAAGATTTTGAGATAAACAGGCCGCAGCATGATGACAAAGGAAAGCACTCTTACCGACACCAGATGCTGCCATGACAACATTTAGAGTCTTCTTGCGTGTTCCACCTCTTGTAATCGTATTGAACATCTCCAGGTCAAAAGGAACCTTCTCTTCAACTCTGTGATAATATTCATAACGCTCATCAACATCTTCAAGGAAGTCGTGGCCTACGCGAGTGTCGAAAGATACAGACAAGGCTTTAGACATGATTTCAGGAATTGCATTCTGTGTCTTTTCTTTGTCTTTGCCTTCGATGATCCCAATGGATTCCATGATACCATTGTATATGGCTTTTTCTTTGCAAAACTTTTCAGTGTTCTCAACTAGCCATATAGTATCTGACTTCTCACCCTCTTTATACATCTCATCGGCTATGGAAACACAACGTTTAAATTCTGTTTCACCTAGGTCTTTTTCATTCTCAAGTGAAATAAGAATAGCATCTTTGGTTGGAATGTTATTATACTTCAGAATAAACTTACTGGAGATATTAAATACTGTTCGCTCCGACTTATCGTGAAAATACTCCTCACGAAGGAACGGAACAACCTTTCTTGCGTACTCCTCATTGAGTACCAAGTTCTTTAGAATTACTGTTTCCATGATTTCAGTATACTTTCAATTTGATCTATGTCCACCATTAATCAATGTGAACATCATCCTCTAAATCTACTGGTTCTTGTTCAGCGATATTTTTTTCAACAATATCAACAAAAATTTCACCAATTGTTTGAGTAAAATCTTTGTCTTGCTGATTAAACCCTTCAGGCGCTTCTACCATAGTGATGTCCATGTTAACGTTGAGTTCTCCGTTCTCAGTTTCATTCAAAGAAATCTTTCCATATCTGTATACGATTCCTTTGTACGTCCCCTCTAAAATCTCAATAGGACACGTATCATGTCCAACCATTGATTCGTCTTTGAATTTATATTCAGGAATTTTGGCCATACTTAAAGTCTTTCTGCACTTCTGCATCCAACTTATCTAGGATTTCTTTTGTAAAGTATTTTTCAGGTTCATCATCAATATTTTTTTCAAACACTTTAGAACCATCAGGTAATTCAATACGAGTGGACACTTTCTTAAAAATATTATACTTTAGTGCCAAATCGGTCAACCCGTAATATCTGCTCAAACCAGATGTATAATTCAATCTGGTTTCAACATTCATGTTTTCTTTGACGAAACGATTCTTGTAGTTGGTGCACTTAATAAAATTTCCAACTACACCTTCGTCTGTTTTATCCTTGCTCTTGGAAAGAGTCAAGATATTGCTAGCTGCATACTTTAGACCGATACCGCCACCAAGTTCCTTGGTTGGAACATAAGCCCCGATAACTTGATAAGTATGGTTGGTCAAAAGCATTGGGATCTTTGCTTTTCCAAGTTTTAGAGTCAGGACACGGAATGTAGCCTTGGTCTGTTGTGCCTTTGTCATATCACGAACGTTCTTGCCTTCTGCAGAATCGTTCATTTCCTTTTCGGTGGACAACATACCAAGTGAATCCAAGATCATAAAAACTGGCTTACGCTCGTCTTCAGGCTGCTCAATAATGTCATTGACAATCTTGAGGGCTTGTGTCTTGAACTCTTCGATTGTAGCAACGGGAATTACCGCTACACGCTCAGGATCAACACCACGGGCAGTAAACATATCAGAAGTTACTGCCTGCTCGGTATCAAAATAAATCACAACACCATCTTTGTGATCCTTTAGGAACTGGCCTGCGATGCCAATGGCATAGAAGGTCTTTCCCGTTGCTGGATCTCCTGCAAGGCAAGAGATCTTATTGTTTGGAAGACCACCATAAATTGAACCAGAAAGAAGAGCATTAAGTGCATAAGAACCGGTATCAATAAAACCGGTTACATCTGCTCCATCAATGCCATCGGCAACAATTGTGGCGTCTGGATTATTTACTTTGCTTATTAGATTTTTTAGATACTTCGACATTGTTTTTTTCTTTCTTTTCTGCTACTCTATATGCCTCATCAACTTGATATTCTAGCATGTAAAGCGAATCGTGCAATTGATGAACTTTTTCCATTATTTTGTCTCTTACAAACATAACTCTATCAAAAAGATCTTTATTGGTTCCAGACCACCAAATTTTTTCTTTGTTGGTTTGAATACCATAATATTCAGAAAGAGTTTGATATTCGATCAATAACATATTTATAGGCATGCCCATCAGCCTATCTTTAAAATCTTCAAAAGATTCTTGTAGAATATGATCGTATTGTCTAATCCGTACAAGATTAGTTGCTTTTTTAATTTTTTTCTTTGCCATTTTATTACTCATCAAACCAACGGGGATCTATAAGCGCAATAGCTAGAATTACTACTCCATATTCCCACCCCAGCATTGAAAAACAAAGTAGTGAGACTGCGCCCATCAGAACGGCGGTCATTCTTTCTACCCATTCCCCCATTTTAAAATTACGCTTAATTATGTTAAAAACTTGCCCACACAGTTTACCAAGTTCTTTGATCATTTTATGCCTTTCTAGTATGCAATATAACAGCTGCGTAGCCTTTGTCAACTACACTTTCGTCAATTTCTACTTTTTCAATTATAGGTTGGTGCTTAACATCAAGTAATCTATCGCCAACGATATAGCAAGGCCCACCTTCAAAATCAAATAGACCATTCCCATGCCTAGTAAAATGCGTCCTACCTTCGACTCGGTAACGTCCGTCTTTAAGAGTTGTGAGAATTCTTTCATCACCATATCTAGATTTAAATTTCTTTACCATTTCTTAATATTCCTAGTTAATTATACATCAAACAAAGAATGAATCAAGTGTTAGTTGCTCAGTTATAGACCATCCGATGGCTTGAAGAATATTGTCCAACGGTTCTTCAAATGTTTTTTCAAACTGTTTTTTTCTGTCAATATATTTTTCAATTTGAAATTCTTTGGGTGCTTTGCCGATAAATCCAATTACTGCATCTCTTCCTCCCATACCATATGGATTTGGAATATTGACAAACACGAACTTGATCTTATCATTCTCTTTAATCGGAGGAATTTCCTTAGATAAATTTAACTTCTTTACGTAAGCATTGTGTAACAATGCTGCCTTTGTAGCAATTGGAGTTCCGCTCTTGTAAATAGAACTTGTATCAGAATATTTGGCAACACCCTTAACCCCGCGAGGAGAGGCAATATCTTCAATAGGCAAAGACATAAATTCATCATAGAAATCATCAACATACTTGCTCAACTCCTCCGGGGTTTTGGTAAGGATAATCTTGATACAATCTTTTAGTTTATTTCGAACAACGGTCGGTGTACTGCTGCGGGCAGTTTCAAGACCCATGATCTTTAGTTTCGGTTCGGCAAAACGAACTCCTTCAAGATCGTGCACCAACAAAGCATATCTCTTCTTAGCAATAAAAATTCCAGCAGAAGCAATTGCCTCACGTTTGAATACGATTTTATTTTCCTTGCATCCAAGTGTAGTGCCAAGAAGATCCATCTCCTTCTTGAATTCGGGTTGAATCTTTTGTTCACATACTTGATTGATGAAGTCGGTGATATTTGAAATCTTAGTCTTTTCAGAGATCTTCTGAACAATAGCGTCAAGATTCAGATAAACTGAATCTGTGTCTACCGCAATTACATAATCATTATCATCTTTTGTTAGACTCTGGATATACTGATTCATCGCCATTTCGGCTTTGCGAATAATGACTTGCCCCGTGACTGTGACTGCTGTCGCCAACTCAGGAGAAGAGTAAACAAAAGCAGGATTGCCCAAACAGCCATAAAGACTGTTAGCAAGAATCTTTTTGACAGATTGACGAATTTTGAGGGCTGCGATCTTAGGTAACAGTTTTTCTTCTTTAGACTGTTCGTATTCTTTTTCAAGTTGAATCATCCTTGATTTGGCTTCTTTGCGCTGATTAAATGTACGCTCAATCAATATCGGTATAAATCCATGTATATCTTTAGTAAAAGTAGACCCATTGCAGGCAAGACAAGAATTAAGAGACTCTGCTTCTGCAATCAGGTCCGGAATGTCTTTGCGCTTGCTCCTAAGAAAATCGTCAGCATTCAAAGAAAGATCTTTCTTTGTGCATGTTTCTGGAGAAATATTCCATTGCATAATAATCGAAGGATAGAGGCTGGTCGCATCAAAGCTTACTACATTCTTATAAAATCCTGGAGTAACTTCTTTGACATATGCCCCTACAAATTGTTCATCCTTTGCGTAGCTGCGTTTTAGCGGTGGAATGATATTCTTGTGTGCTAGATAATCACAGCAAATGGTTTCCCAAATGCGGGTAGCAAAGAATACAGTATCATATGTAATCTTTGCTTCATAAGCGATTGATACGGCCAAATCGATTAGTTTGAGCTTATCGTCAAGTCGTTCAACCAGGATAGCATCTTGGACGTTATATTCCGCAAATTTTTGAAAGTTTTGGCGATAAAACTCCCTAAGTGACCCATACTCGCTGTAATCCAGTTTTTGTGCATCTAGTTCCACCTTTGCAATGTTTTGCAGAGCGTAACTTTCCTGACTTGTACCAGAAAACTTCTTGTATAGATCCATGTAATCCAATATCGTGTACCCAGGAAATTCATAAAGCTTGAACTTCCGCCCACCAATATCAGTCTCACGGATTTTCATCAACCCAAAAGGCATCCATTTTTGAATTTCAGCCTCTTCAAAATAAAGTAGTGCTCTACCAATTATGTAGGGAATATCAAACAACTTGACATTCCAGCCAGTAATAACATCCACATCTTCTTTTGCAAGTATGTCAAAGGTCTTTTTGAGCAGTTCTTTCTCATTTGAGACCATATGAACTTTGCAATCTGGTAGAGTTACCGGTGTAAAGGTAATAACATGAGTCACGCCTGAAATGCGTATACTCATAAGATTTACACGCTCGTTGGGGGACTCTAGATCTGGAAACCCATTTTCTGTTTCACACTCCAAGTCAAGATATGCTATCTTGATCTTGGAAAGATCGTAATCCACCTCATTCTCATAAGTCTCCATGAGATATTGAGTGATAAAATCAGTGTTTCCATAAATCGGGCAATCATCTAGGTCTCTGTATTGATCCAAAAATTGACGACAATCGTAAAGAGTGTCAAAAATCATTCTCTTGACCTTGACACCACCTAGGGTTTTATACTTGGATTCCTTGTCGCTCTTAATAAATAAAGATGGCTTAAATGCAACGGATTCCGTAAAACGTTCACCATTTTTATAGCCACGAACAAGAATCTTGTTCCCTTTAAGAGCACAGGCAGTATAAAATTTCATTTATTGTTCTTAGAGTCTTTGTCCTTAAGAAGACCTGCAAGTATAACACTATAGTTAATTATGTCAACAATAGCATCGTAAACGCTCTCATTTGAGAGAGAAAGTTTGCCTTGATTGAGGTAGGTGGAAATTCTAGACATTTTATCTGTCATTCGGATAAGAACACCCAATTCAGCCGTGGCAAAACCCAAATATTCGGCTCTGCGAAAGTTCATGAATGGATCTGAACCAGAAGCATAGTCATTGTTCTTCTTTTTCATCAATTCTAAGGCTTCTTTGGACATAGTTTCGTGTAATTTAAATAGATCTTCTCTGGTAGTCATAGGTCATAACTATACCATCAATTGGGGTCTCGTCAAGTATAAATATTAAGACACGGAGTTTTAAATGGATTTAACTAAAGTTTTTGAAGTTTCAGCATATTCAGTAGCCGGTATTATTGGTTTAGGTTACGGAATTAAAAAATTCTGGCAATCCAAAAGTAAAACCGATAATTTTATTGCAATCCATACCGAAATTCATGAGTTGCTTACTGAACTTAGATTGTCTACAAAAAGTATGCGTGCTACTATTTTATCATTTCATAATGGGGAGTATTATGCAAATGGTGTATCAATGAGAAAATTTTCTATTTCGCACGAATCTATCCACAAAGGGTACACAACACAAGTCTATAAATTAAAAAACATATTATGTTCTCTGTGCATTCCACTTTTAAATCATGTTTTACAAGACAAAGCTAATATCCATTCTACTGAAAAATACGGTGAAGGATATTTTAGAGAATTTTTAGAAGATGAAAATATTTCACATTATGCTTGTATGTTAATAAAAGATAAAGGAGTCAATGTTGGTTTTATATTACTCCAATGGCATAAAGATTTTGCTCCAACAATAAACAATTATGATCATTTTGATGCATTATTTACAAATTTTAGAGATTCAATACAACTTCAATTGTCATACCAACAAAAAACATAAATAATATTGTCCTTCGCGGAACGCCAATTCCCAAGGACTTTACTTGAAAATAAATTTTATGGTGAAATGTCATGGGAAAATTATGGAGCACTTTGGTGTATAGACCATATAATCCCTTTAGCATCAGCCAAGACACAAGAAGAAGTCGAACATTTAAATCACTATACAAATTTACAACCTCTTTTAAATGAGGACAATTTAAAAAAGGGCAAAAAACTAATATAAATATTATAGGAGTTAAATATGCCTACAGAATTAATATCTTTACTTGGCGGAGGAATCACAGGATTCTTGTTCCGGTACTGGGCCCAAAAAGCTCAAGATCAAAAAGAGCTATTTAAAATGGCTCTAGAAACGAATAAACAAACTACAGACAACCAAGATAAAGCTGCCCAAAGAGTTCCTTTAGACGTTGGTAAGGGCGTAAGACAATTGATTGTTCTTGCTTGTTTGTTTGCCGTTGTTGCGGCTCCATTTGTTCTTCCATTCTTTGGAATTTCAACTTTTGCTGAATTCACTCAAAAACAACCTGAAAGCTTCTTTGGATTAATTCCAGAAACAACCCGTAAGTATTTTGTAGAAATTCCAGGATACTTGTTTGCCGAGGAAAACAGACAAGTATTGTTGGCTGTCGTAGGATTTTATTTTGGCACAGCAGCTGGAGGTAATAAATCATGAAATATTTTCTACCACTACTTTTTCTAGCCTCTTGCACAAACCCAGAAATTGTATCTCCATTAGATAAACATGGAGATCCTATTCATAGTGTATTAAAAGAACCATTCTTTGGCTCACCTAGCCAACCCTCAGAATGGAGTTTTTGGTATCTGATTCTTGTTGCCATTGTTTTAGGATATGCTTGGAAAGAATTTAAATCAATAAAATTTCCTAAATCAAAAAACGATAAATAATTAAAAGGAATAATATGGGTGTAGGAAAATCAATGAAAACTTTTATATCTTCCATGACCGAACAAGTCGGCATGGGGGTATATGGATCTAAAATCAAATCAACTCCACTTGGTCCATTTCGTTGGAATGATACAATACAACTCTGGGAAAACGTAAACAATGGAATGCTAATGAATAACGTTTCATTCCAAGATATGTTTATAATGGGTTATGAAACTAATAGTGGTGATAATGGAACTTCTTTGGATAATGGTGGAGGAGGAAATTTAACTGGTCTTTGGGGAAATTTAACTAGCCTTTTTAATTTAGACAATACCAATACAACATCTGTTTACTATTCTAATGATGCCGGAACAGCAATAACTAATGCTAATAACGCCAAATATGTTACATTTTCTTCAAATATTACATTAAATTATCAATTTAACTATAATTCTCCAACAGGACCTACTTTTGCTGCTCTTAGATATGCTAAAATATTTGCTGCTGGAAACACATTACAAGGTGGAGTACCGGCAC